ACGGCCGAAGTCTCAGCGGAGAAATCGTATTCCGACTGAGAAAATCCCTTGAGCAGGAACAGGATCATGAAAAGCAGCAGGCATAAAAAAACCCCAAGCGTTCGAGCGCAAGGGGTTTCAGGTAACGTCAATCTATCTAGGAAAAACGTCGAAATGAATAATAGCACAGCGGTATCGAATGTCATTCCTTTCACCTTCGGCAAGCAGCAGGTTCGCACACTGCTCATTGGCGACAACCCCTGGTTTGTCGCCAACGATGTTTCCGCAGCGCTGCTATATAGCGAAGCCTCGGCGATGACGCGTCATCTGGACGACGATGAAAAGGGTCTGTCAATTGTGCAGACCCTTGGCGGCGAGCAGGAAATGCTGGTCATCAACGAGTCGGGCTTGTACTCGGCGATTCTTCGCAGCCGCAAAGCTGAAGCCAAACGATTTAAAAAATGGGTGACTTCAGAAGTCCTGCCTGCGATCCGCAAGCAAGGCCGGTACGAAGACACCCAAGGCGTGATGACGCCGATGGTCGATGAGCTACTAGGCAAATCTGGTGCCATGCGACTGAGCAATATCATGCGCTGCCGAGTTGCCAAGCTGGATACCGAACATCAGCGGAGCGCTACTGCCAAACTGGCATCTGCCGTACATGCATGTTTCGGTGTTCCTCGCGTTGAGCTGATCCCGAGCAGTCAGTTCGAAGCTGCCGCCAACTTTGTAGCCAGCTATGCGATCGAGGGTGAATACATCCCCCGGCAGTCGAGCGTGATCCCGGAGAAGCTTGGCGAGTGCGAGCGCTATCTGATCAGCGCTGATCCTAGCGGCAACAAGCAGATCACCTCCGTACCAATGGATGCGTTCGTTCTGTCGCGACAGCAATTCATGAAATCGATGCTGGTGGATGGTGACATGCCCGTCTCGACGTCGGAGATGTTCGAGTTCGTAGCGCTGGCGACCGAGAACCTGCGCCGCCGCTCACTGTTCCGGGCAGCAAAGGTGGCAGCATGAGCGTGGAACTGCTGACTCTGACCATAAAGGGTACGTCGCCGCTCATGATGCACAGCGACAGGCTTGCCAACCCATTGCTACCTGAGACCAAGCTTCACAAAGAGCTGACGTCAAAGCGCAAGAAAACGGAAGACGATCATCTGGCAATTGCTCGATCGGAATTCATTGCCGGTGCGTACTTCGACGAGAAGACCGGATTTTTCATCCCTGGTCAAAACTTCGATGCGACCTTCTGGTCTGGCGCGAAGCTGCAAAAGCTCGGCGTTCACTGGAAGCGCGGCGCGATGGTGATGACCGACAAGGTGAAGCTGGAATTTGACGGGCCAAGCACTCCCGCCAAGCTCTGGGAGGATACGCGCTTCGTTGATTGCCGGGGCGTGAAGGTGGGCCAGGCCAAGATAATGCGCTACCGGCCGATCTTTCTGGATTGGGCTGTCACCCTTGAGGTTGTGGTCAACCCCGACGTGCTGGATATCGGTGAGGCAAAAAAGGCGATCTCTGATTCTGGAAAGCTGATCGGTGTCTGCGAGTATCGCCCGCGCTTCGGCCGGTTCGAGGTGGCATATGAGTAATCTTGCTCGCCACCCGCTATGGCGCCAGGCCGTTCAGGACTTCATCGCAGAGTTCGCTTATGGCGATATTGTCGGGCATGACTGGCTGGAGGCTCGTTTCGGAATGCCGGGACTGGCGGAAGATCAGCAGCTGACCGCCGACAAGTTTCGCGAGCGGCAGTTTGAGTGGCTTGCGAATGTCGAGGCCTTTAAGGTTGAGCTGTTGCGCGACCACCAGATATGCCTGCAATCGATTCGCGGAAAGGGCTATCGCTGGGTTCCGCCGAATGAGCAGACTGACTTGGCAATTTCTGACTTCCATCGAGGTGCCAAGAAAATGTTCAGTTCTGTCGGGCAAAAGCTTCGACATCTGCGCACTGCTGAGCTGTCCGATGGGGAGCGAAAGGCCAATGTCGATGCAGCGGCTAAGATATCCCTGCTGCGAGGAATGACACGCAAGGCCCTGAACTAAACGCAGCGTCATGCCCTTTCGGTGAGAGGGTATTGCGGTGCGAAGGCATCAAATGGCTGGGCTGGCTCAGGTGGGGCAAGTCGAGGCTAGGCGGGGCGCGGTTGGCTAAGGGCTGAAAACAGCGTTCAGCCACTTCTTGCGAGGTGGTTGAGCGGTGTGAAAGCACCAAGAGGCAGGCCATGGCTAGGCGAGACGAGGCATGACCAGGCAAGGCAGGATATGGGCTGAAAACAGCGTAATGCCGATTGGTGACAGTCGGCATTGCGATGCGAAAGCATCATGAGGCGTGGCGAGACAAGGCTGGGCGAGGTCTGGCTTGGTCGGGCATGTTGCGGTGCGGGCTGACAACAGCGTAATGCTCCTTCCGTGAGGGGGCATTGCAGTGTTAAGACTTCTTGAATTCCATTAACCCCGCTTATGCGGGGTTTTCGTGCTGGTTTTTGTGGCCGTCTCAGATGGTGATAGCATTCCGTCATTGGTCATGGATGTCCGTGACAACTGAGCAAGGAGGTCAAATGTTCGTCGTCAGGTTTGTCATTCTGGGGTTTTTAGCGTTTTTCAGTTACTCAATGGGTACAGAGCGTGGCGGACTCAATGCGTTTGGGACATTCGTTGTCTTCAGTGGGATAGTATTTATCCCGGCGTTTTACATGCTTCCGACTATCGAGGCATGGATCCGCAAGAGCAATAATCTGCCAGCCATTGCGGCCGTCAACTTCTTCCTTGGTTGGAGCCTTCTCGGGTGGGTAGCAGCTCTGGTATGGGCTTTCAAGAACCCTTCCCCTGTGACTGTTGCCGAGACCCCATCTGGCTCGGAGGCAAATGTCACCGCGGCTACTGACAAAAAGCCGAGCAAAGATTGCCCGTTCTGCGGCGAAGAGATATTAGTCGTCGCTATAAGATGCAAGCATTGCGGCAGTGATCTTGCTGATACTGCGGGAGGTGCCGTATGAGATCTGTGATTTTGGCTCTAGGGCTGGCGATGCTGGCTGGGTGCATGGCGCCGACGATGAACGAAGCTCGCCAGGGCGGGCCTTACAAGGTACTGAACTCGAAGAAAGCCGATGCCGCCCTGGCTAAATGCATCCAGTACGAATGGCAGAACCAGCCTATCTTCGGCGGCACGCCCGGGGCAACTCTCCAGTCAGGCCGCGACACCGGATACACGATTTTCACTGAGGGCTCGCAGTACTTCGTTGATATCCAGCCAAAGGGCTCTGGCTCGGAGGCAAAATATTACGCGGTGGTTGGTAACTGGATCGCCAATAAAAGACTGTCCGCGCTGCAAGGCTGTTTGTAGCGACGCATCAATTCATTCAAGGCTCGCTTCGGCGGGCCTTTTTATTACCTGGAGAAAGCACATGGCCGCATTGGCGATCAACTATCAACCACTGACCACGATTCTGCTCTATGGGCAACTTCGGCAATTCGGACGCTCTTTCAGGCTTTCTGTGCGAACCCCTGGCGAGGCCATAAAGGCACTGTGTGTACAGATCCCAGGCTTTGAGCGCTTCCTGTCTAACGCAAAGTCACGTGGGGTCGAGTTTGCAGTTTTCCGAGGATCGAAAAACATTGAAGAGAAAGAGCTTGGCTTTTCCGGGGAAGGGGATATTCGAATCGCCCCAATTGTCACTGGCAACAAGCGTGGCGGGGCGCTCCAAACTATTATCGGCGCGGTGCTTATCGTGGTTGGCCTTGTCATCACCGGCGGCACCTTTGGTGCGGGCGCTCCGTTTGGCTCGGCACTCATCATGATGGGCGCATCGATGGTCGCCGGCGGCGTAATCCAAATGCTCAGCCCCCAAGCCAAAGGCCTCAAGACCAGCGCAGCCCCGGAAAATCAGCCGGGATATGCATTTGGCTCGGCTCGAAACACCACCGCTTCTGGCAACCCGGTTCCGCTCTGTATCGGCAAGCGGCGATGGGGCGGGGCGATCATCAGCGCCGCCATTTACGCCGAAGACCAAATGTAGCCCGACTGACGACCACCACAACCGCCCATGAGGCGGTTTTTTATTGCCTGGAGAAACGCATGGGCGCAGCACAGCAGCTCGATATTTACGGCGCCAAGGGCGGATCGGACAAGCCCAAAACCCCGACCGAAGCGCCGGACAGCCTGCGCTCGGTAGCCGTGGCCAAGATCCTGATCGCGATGGGCGAGGGCGAATTTGCCGGCAATCCAACCGCGCAGGACATCTACCTCGACAACACCCCGCTGCAAGACCCTCAGGGCAACATGAACTTCCCGAACGTGAAGTGGGAGTACCGCAACGGCTCGGTCGAGCAGGGATACATCCAGGGTATTCCATCTGTAGAAAACGAAACCACCCTCGGCATTGAACTGCGTAGCGGCACCCCGTGGGTGCGGGCTATTTCGAACACCGAATTGTCGGCAGTACGCCTGCGCTTTGCCTGGCCTGCGCTGCAATCGGTGGACTCGAGCGGCAATGTGAACGGCTACAGGATTGAGTACCAGGTCGAGATCGCAACCGATGGGGGCGCTTATCAGCAGGTTTTGAGCGAAGCCGTGGACGGCAAGACCACCAGCACCTACGAGCGCACTCGGCGCATTGATTTGCCCGCGGCAACCAGCGGCTGGCTGATCCGCGTCACCCGCATCACGCCGAACCAGAACAACAACAAAATCGCCGACACCATGCAGATTGCCGGCTTCACCGAGGTCATCGACGCGAAGCTACGCTACCCGAACACCGCTTTGCTCTACATCGAGTTTTCGGCCGAGCAGTTCCGTAGTATCCCGGCCGTGACCGTCGATTGCCACGCCCGCAAGTGGATGGTGCCGAGTAACTATAACCCCGACACCCGCTCTTACACGGGCATCTGGGATGGCACTTTCAAGGAAGCGTGGACCGACAATCCGGCTTGGATCACCTACGGCATCACCGTCAATGACCGATTCGGCCTCGGCCGGCGGATCAGGCCTTGGCAGGTTGATATTTGGGAATTGTATCGCATCTCCCAGTACTGCGACCAACTCGTGCCGGACGGGAAGGGCGGCCAAGAGCCGCGCTTCATCTGCAACCTCAACCTTCAGGGTAAGGCCGACGCCTGGTCGCTGCTGCGTGACATCTCGGCGATCTATCGCGGCATGACTTATTGGGCCCAGGGCCAGGTCTTCACGCTGTCGGACATGCCGCGCGCCACCGATTTCGACTTCGCCTACACACGGGCGAACGTCATCGACGGCAAGTTCACCTACTCCAGCGCATCCGAACGCACGCGCTACAGCCGCGCCCTGATCAGCTACGACAACCCGGCGAACAATTACGATACCGACGTCACCGCCGTGACTGATGCCAAGCTGCAGCGGCGTTACGGCGACAACCCACTGGAGATCAGTGCGATCGGCTGCACCCGTGAGTCTGAAGCGCAGCGCCGTGGCAAGTGGGCGCTACTGACAAACTCCAAGGATCGCGGAATCAGCTTCAAGGTTGGCTTGGACGGGCGCATTCCTTTGCCGGGCTACGTCATCCCTGTGGCTGATGAGCTACTTGCCGGGCGCGCAATCGGTGGGCGAATCTCGGCAGCTGCCGGCCGGGTCATCACGCTGGACCGGGACACCCAGGCCAAGACAGGCGACAGGCTGATCTTGAACCTGCCTAACGGCAACTGCGAAGGTCGCACTGTGCAGTCAGTGGCTGGCCGAGCGGTAACGGTCACCACGTCCTATTCGGTTGCGCCCGAGGCAGAACTTGTCTGGGCGCTAGATGCTGACGACCTGGCTGTGCCGCTGTATCGGGTTACTGCTGTTTCGCGTCCAGAGCCCGGTGTATTTGAAATTTCTGCCGTTCAGTATGACCCGAGCAAATTCGCTTTCATCGACACCGGTGCGCGACTGGAAGAGCGCCCAATCAGTGTGATTCCGATCACCGTCGTTCCGGCGCCGGCCAGCGTGACCGTTACGTCAAACTCGGTGGTGTCCCAGGGCATTGCCGTGGCCACCATGACCATCACCTGGCCTGCTGTGAATGGCGCAGTCGGCTACGACGTTGAGTGGCGCAAGGACAGCGGCAACTGGATCAAGCTGCCGCGCACCGGTGCGACTGGTGTCGACGTGGTGGGCATCTACGCCGGCGCCTACGTGGCGCGTGTGCGGGCTGTGAGCGCCTTCGACATCTCGTCGATCTGGCGCAACTCGATCCTGACTTACCTGAAGGGCAAGGAGGGTCTTCCGCCGGCGCTTAGCTATCTGACGGCCACGCCGCTGTTGTTCGGCATTTACCTGAAGTGGGGATTCCCGGCTGGCGCTGAAGACACGCAGCGGACTGAAATCTGGTACGGACCAACGACCAGTTTGGAAGCTGCAACCAAGCTGACTGACCTGTCGTACCCGCAAAGCGATTTCTCGATGCTCGGCCTGGCCGCAGGCGTGACCTTTTACTTCTGGGCGCGCCTGGTGGACCGGACCGGCAACATCGGCCCGTGGTACCCAATTGGTATCGGCGTGCAGGGCCAGTCGAGCTCTAACGCGTCCCCGATCCTGGCAATGATCGGCGGCCAGATCACCGAAACAGAGCTTGGCCAGGACCTGCGTGACGAGATCGAAAAGATTCCAGGGCTTCAAACACAGATCGATGCGCTGGACGAAAGCTACGACCCCACCAAAACCTACGTGAAGAAAGCGATCGTGCGCTCTGGCCAGCTGCTGTATCAGGCCAAAGTCCCGGTACCCATCAACAAACCGCCGCCGAACGCCACCTACTGGCTGGACGTGGGTCAGTCGGTTGAAAGTGCAAATGGGTTGGCACAGCAGGTGGCCACCAACACGTCTGACATCATCGAGATCGACGGCGAGCTCACTGCGCAGTCGACCGCGTTTCAAGCATTGCGGGCGTCATCCCGCGACGACAATGGCGAAGGAGATCTGGCGAATGCCCTGAAGGGCTGGACCAGCACCGCGGCGATCGCTTCGGAATCAAAGGTTCGCACCTCTGAAAACGAAGCGATGGCGAAGCGGATCACTACCTTCGACGTCGCCATCGGCGAGAACGCGGCGAACATCACTGAACTGGAGCAGGTGGTCGCCACCAACGAGTCAGCGACGGCGACGAAGATCGACCAGCTGAATGTTTCGGTTGGACAAAACACCGCCGCGATTCAGCAAACATCGACGGCCTACGCCGACACCGCCGGCAAGCTGACAACCATGTGGTCGGTGAAGATGCAGGTCAACGTGCAGGGGCAGTACGTTGCTGCGGGTGTCGGGCTTGGCATCGAGAATACGGGGGCGGGCCTGCAAAGCCAGTTCCTGGTCAGCGCGGATCGCTTTGCGGTGGTGAACGGCATCAACGGCAACCTGTCGGTTCCGTTTGCTGTGCAGGGTGGTCAGGTGTTCATGAACTCGGCGTTTATCGCAGATGGCACCATCACCAACGCCAAGATCGGCAGCTACATCAGCTCGACCAACTACATCGCCGGCCAGCAAGGCTGGATTCTCAATAAAGACGGAACGCTGGAAATCAACGGCATCGTCCCCGGTCAGGGGCGGCTGGTGATCAACTCGCTGAACGTCTCGGTCTACGACGCCAACAACGTGTTGCGTGTCCGGCTCGGTTATCTGGGGTGAACTATGGCTTCATTTGGCCTGCGTGTTTTTGATGAAACCGGTGGACTATCCATGGACACCAACAGCTTCACCTACCAGGTGATCTGGCAGGGCGTGATCGACTTCAGTGGAGTCGCGCCCGACTACACGCTGAGCATTCCGGGCTTCAACCCGGCCAACTGCGTGTTCATGATCATTCCGACAAGGGCACAGGATGTGCAGTCATCCGAAACCGACGGGAGCGGGAACCAAAAGTCCTACCCGTTCGTCACGACGGCGGTGGGCCAGGTGGTTGTCAGGAGAAAAAATCCATCTGCAAGTGCTTCCACTATTGGCTCAACGGTTGCCGCCAAGGGCTACGCGATAAGGTACTCGACATGAGTTTCGGATTTCAGAGTATCAACGACAGTGCATCTGTTCAGATTGACGCCGAGGCCCCCAGACTTTGCATGCTCACCAAAGGGTCGTATTCGGGGACTACCAATGCGTCGGGGGTGTTTGCCAGAGCAATCACAAGCTCGGATCCGCCACTGGTGTTCGTTCGCCCGGATCCGGGTGCGATTCAGGTTCCGATATCGGTGTGGTTCACCGGCGGGCCGGGAAACTGGACCGGGTTCACCATGAAGGCATCCAACGTCAACGCGACGTTAAGTGGTCAGTATTTCGTGGCCGCCTGGGCGTCCATGGGTACGGCAGCCTATGGGTTACGGTTGTGGGACCAGAACGCGGCGCTTGTTTACGACAGTGGCGCGCCGGCGGTCGTTGTGACCTTCGCGGCAGGAAACTGGACGTACCTCGGAGATGAGCAGTTGACCGTGAGTCACCGCTATTTCTGGGGAATTAACAAGATGCTCGGCCCAGGCGAGTATGTCTCCCTAAATCCTTTCGCAATGAACTGCCATAACTCCGGGACGGGCGGTGGATGCGCTTTGGGTGTCGATTACACCAACGGCCGCATCATGATGTACAGCCTCGCATTCACAGCCTGGACTGACCAAGGTCACCGTCCATTCCTCTGCGCCAAATTACTGGCCTGACTTCTTCCGCTTCGCACACATTCTTACTGGAGATACTCAATGCCCTGGTACAAATCAGGAACGGTCTCTGTCACCCAAAATTCCAATGCCGTGATCGGCACGGGTACCGCATTCATTGCCAACAGCCGGGTCGGCGATGCCTTCCGTGGCCCGGACGGTGGTTGGTACGAGGTGACGAACATCGCCAGCGATACCGCGCTGTCGATCTCGCCGAACTACTTGGGTGCGAGCAATGCCACCGGTGCATACGCGCTGGCGCCAATGCAGGGCTACGTAAAAGATTCAGCTGACGCACTCCGGGCGCTGGTCAATACGTATGGTTCGAAGCTTGCGGCCTTGGGCACTACTGGCAACTATGAAATTTTGCCAGTGGAGAAGGGGGGCACTGGTCGAGCTGGGCCTGCTCTCGGTACTGCCGCCGCGGCAACCGTTACGACAAGTACAACAGACACCACGTTGGGCCACTTACTTAAGGTTGGAGATCTTGGTTTAGGTCTTCGCATTGACGTTACAGGAACAGACCTGAATACCCTATTCACCCCCGGCAGCTATTGGCATAACGGGGTGCCTGGTGCAACGAGCAGTCCGGTTGCTGCCGCCGCCGGCTATGTGGACGTTGGTGTCGGGCCGCTTGCCGGAAGTACTCGGTACGAGCATATCTGGCGCCGGATGGGCACCAATGACACATATCGCCGATATTGGAATAGCGGTGTTTGGAGTGCGTGGGAAATCTACGCATTGGGCGGGGCTAACTCCAGCATCACCAGCATGACAGGCTTAACGACGCCACTCAGTGTTGCACAAGGCGGGACCGGTAAAACAAGTATGGGCGCTGCGTCTGTCGGCGTAGTGAGTCAGTCGGGCGGTGTGCCCACCGGCGCCGTTGTTGAGACAGGGAGCAATACCAATGGAAAATACACCAAGTTTGCATCGGGACTGCTCATCTGCGAAGGCGCAGTAGCAGACTTTCTTGTGGCTGCTAATAGTATAACTGCGTGCCCAACAGTCACCTTCCCATCTGCTTTCATTGATACCTCTTACGTAGTTATCGCGGACGGGACGCCGGCAACTTCTTACGATACCTATGGTTATATTTCGACCAACGCAAAAGCCACAACTTTTTTCAATAAAATGTACAAAAACGGGGCCTCCGCCCAGTGGATTGTGCTCGGCCGATATATCGCAACCGGAAGGTGGTTCTAATGCTTATTAAGCTTTCACCTGTGCGTTGTGACAATGTGCTTTCCGTTACGAAAGCCGGGGATGTTCTGACAATTAATGGAGAAGAATTTGACTTCTCTTTGATGTCGAACGACGACACCTTGCCGCGCGAAGCCATTGCCTCCGAGTGGTTCGCAGACGACGTGTCGAAAGTGGAAGGACAGCTTACATTGACACTCATGCTGCCACTGCCGGCTCACTACAGCCCTGAGCAGGCTTACCCAGTCGACCTGGTTGATGTTCCAAATGGTCTAGTCCAATTTCCGCAGCCGCTCCCAGAAGTATCAGTCGAGCCAAATAGTGAGGAGCAAGAATGAATATCGACTGGTCCCAACTCATCACCAAGGCCATGAAGGACGCCGCCGCCCAAGCCGTGCAACTGGCTGAGGCCCGAGCCGAGCTATCGGCCAAGAACACCAAGGCGGTGGCGCAGATCGCTCGCATCCAAGACCGCGTCGACACGCTTGGTTACGGCATCGATGCAGGTGAGGCTGCCGAGGAAGACGAGGCCGAGCAGGCCGCGCTGTTGGTCAGCCTGAAAGCCTGGAAAACCTACAAGTTCGCACTGGGGAAAGTCACCGTGCAGCCGACCTGGTACGCCGCGCCGGTTTGGCCAGTTGAGCCAGTGGTGCCGGTAATCGTGGCAGACCCCCAAACTGTGGCCGCCGACCTGATCTGACGCGCCATTACAGCACAACGCAACCCGCCATCGAGCGGGATTTTTTTTGCCTGGAGAAAAGTGATGCCAGTTTCCGATAAAGACCGCGACATCCTCGCGCGCACACTGTGGGGTGAGGCTCGTGGCGAAAGTTTGGCCGGCCAAATCGCAGTGGCTTGGACCATCCGCAATCGCGTGAACGACGGCAAGGCCAAGTCGTGGTGGGGCGAGGGCTACGTTGGCGTGTGCCAGAAGCCGTACCAGTTCAGCTGCTGGAACAGGAACGACCTGAACTATGCCTACCTGAGTGGCGCAAATCCGATCCCGTTTCGCGAGTTCGCACAAGCACAGATCGCGGCTGACCTGGTGATGGCAGGCAAGGTTCCGGACCCCACCGGCGGCGCCACCCATTACTACTCGACCACGATGCCGAAGCCTCCGACCTGGGGGAAAGGCGCCAAGGAGACGTTGAGGCTCGGCCATCACATCTTCTTCAAGGACGTTCCTTAATGGCGGCAGCGTAAACCTGTTTTTTGTTATCATTTATCAGTTGGTGGCCTCATTGCCAGCAACGTCGCCGCCAACAAGTCAAGATGCGGTTGGGCCTCCGCAAACAACCGCTCCGCCTCCTCAAATCGTTTTAGAGCCCCAATAAATGTAGCTGGGTTCTCAGCATTCGAAAGGCTAAAAAATATGGTGCCAGTGGCGGTTGCTCTAGGAAGGTCGCTGGGTAAATTTAGGTGTCTTGAAGTAACTGTCTCAAAAATCAAACTTTGCATCAGGTCGTTGTCCAGCGTCCTAAGCTTATCGGTAATAAGCTTTATCTCCGCATAAATGAGTTCTCCAAACTGAATCACCTCTGTGGGATTAAGTATCTTTCCTTGGTGGATTATCTCATTGCGCTTAGGAGGTATTTTGGTGGATAGGTTAAATTCGGATTTGAATACAGCAGAGTACATGGCGAGGAATGCGCCGATCTGACGTTCAGATTGTTTGGCCATTTGCCTGTACGTTAACGCAAAGAGGCTGGAATCAATACCAAGCTTTCTCGAAAGCACCAAGACCGCGAACTCAATTGCTCTTTCGTAAGCTGAAGATAAGCTAGAGGCCGCTTCTAGCGTATATCCATGCAGTAAAGCTTTGGCAGCAGACTCAAGTAGGATTTCAAATTTTAGGCTTTGCAATACAACTGCGGATTGGTGTCCTCTATTGCAAGTAACATAGCCTACGGCTTCCTCGTAGTAATCCGTTGTGATAAATTCAAAGCCAGGATGTGACAGCTCTTTATGGCATTCCATGCACATTATTTTTAGTTTCATATGGCGTCCTTTTTTAGTTTTCGAAGTATTCTTCTTAGTCGCCCGAATTTGATGTGTTGGGAGGCGATTCTTCAGCTCCGGTCGTAACCAGATCAGCCCACTCCTGCATCATTCCCCGGCGCTGTTCCAAATAGGCGGCGTGATTGTACACGTCACGGATCATGCTGCTGTCCGCGTGAGCAAGCTAACGCTCGATCGAGTCGCGTTTACCCGCGGCCGTTCATCTCGGTGGAGAACAAACGCAGGAACCTGTGAAGAGACTGCTTGCTCAGTCACTCCGGCGCCATGATCACCGCGAGCGTCATTTTGATGAGCTCTTCATTCTTGTCGATGGCTTCCAAGGCGCCTCGCACATTGTCGGCGACGTCCGCCGATCCGCGCTGCTCCGCCCAATTCGAAAGCTCCATGATGGCGGCCTCAAGGGCTAGCTGGTTTTCGTTGATCTTGAAGAGCAGGGAGGGGAGCAGGTCAGAATTTGGCATTGAAATATCCTCCGTGAAGATTTCAGCGTAGCCGTCAAATCGCTAGGGGTATGGTCGGCAGAACGCCGAGGAGGGGCCTTGCCTAAAATCTTGTGGCCCGACACACTTTCGCCACCCCTTTAGAGAGTATTGCTCAATGCTGACATCGGACGTTGTATCGATTTTTCGCAAAGAAATTGATTCGGCAAAAGGGAGCGGGTTATCTGACGTTTCACTCGACAGTCTTACTAAACTGGTGGACATGATTGAGGCAGAGTCACATCGAACGCCAGAAAATGTTGAGCACGCACAGGCGCGCATTGAGCAATTCAAGTCTAGCTTGGTGGATTGGCAAAATGACAATCAGCGTGATCATGAAAGTCGGCTGGAGATGTTACGAGCGACTATCGCGACGTCCCATTTAGCTATCAAGAGCGCCTTACTCATTAATGGTGGAGCTGCTGTCGCATTCCTGGCATTCCTTGGAACAGCTTGGTCGCGATTCAGTGGCGCCATGGTCAAGGGGCTTTTGGCTTCGTCTCTTGAGCATTTCGTTATGGGTGTCATGTTCACGGGGGTTGGTGCAGGCGTGGCATATTTCTGCCAAGCCGCCTTTGGCGGGGACCTTGGTAAGCACAGCGAAAAGATTGGGGAGTTGCTGCGTTGGGTTGCAGCTCTTCTGGTTCTAGGTTCTTTTTGGAAATTCTACGAGGGCTGCCAATTGGCGCTCCAGGCATTCATAAGCGGTGGGTGATCTTTGACACCACCACTACCCTCGGGAAATAGCGCATGAAGGGTTGGTGTTCGGTCGGCAGGACGCCGGAGAGGGGAATAAAGGCGTGCGTGACTTTTGCGTGACTCTCTCACGCACTTGTAAGCACTTGTGGGCATTCGGTTGCAGCGAGCGCCAGTAAAAACGGCCATTTCACAAGGTCTTACAGGGGGACTGCGTGCATGGGGTGCTAGGAATCGAGTGTGTTCTTCTTAACCGATTACCGTCACTCTGGCGCCATCAACACCGCCAGCGTCAGCTTGATGAACTCCTCATTTTTGTCGATGGTGTCCAGGGCGCCACGCACATTGTCGGCGACGTCGGCCGATCCGCGCTGCTCAACCCAGTTCGAGAGTTCCAGGATGGCGGCTTCGAGGGCGAGCTGGTTTTCGTTGATCTTGAAGAGCAGGGAAGGGAGTAGGTCTGAGTTTGGCATTGCGATTCCTCGTTTTTGAGGACAGCGTAGCATCGCGTTACATGAAGGATGTTTAACGATCGGCAGGACGCCGCAGGATGGGAAAAACCGGAAAGTTTTGTAACGGTTACCAAATAGTTTTGTAACGTCTCCGAAAAGAAGACCCGCCACCCAAACCCCAGAAACGACAAAGCCCTGAAAAATCAGGGCTTTGTCGTATAAAGATGGCGGAGGCGATGGGATTCGAACTCATGGACCTGTTACAGTCGACGGTTTTCAAGACCGTTGCCTTAAACCACTCGGCCACACCTCCGTTTGCGTTGCGGGC